AGCGTCCGCTGTGACCCTTGGCGCCGAGGAAGCGCCGGAAGAGGCCCCCGTCGAAATGGCGGAAGAACTCCCCGCCGACGCGCCGGCCGAAGATCCGGAAACCCCGGAGGACACCCAGCGCCGCAAGTCGTGGGAAGGCCGTCTGCGCAAGATGGAAGAAGACCTCAAGGCCCGCGAGGCTGCACTGAGCGAGCGCGAAGCTCCCCAGACCCTCGCCGATGGCGGCAAGGCCGAAGACGACACGACCGTGATTGCCGAGGGCGGCAACGGTGGCGAGTTTGAAACGGTGGATGCGCTCGCTGACGGTGGCGAGGCTGGCGACGACATCGAATCCATCAAGCAAGAGGCGATGGATCTGGCCGGCAACCCGGACAAGCTGGCTCAAGTGCTCGCCACGATGATCGCCGACTATGGCCGCGAGTTCGTTGTCGGTGCCGTGGCGCTCGCTGGCCCGCTGATCGACGCCAAGGCCGAGAGCTACGCATCCGACTTCAACGGCAATTTGGACGGCCTGATCTCCGAGATCCAGGGCGCGTTCAGTTCCATGCACAAGCAGACCATCGCCGACGCACATGAGGACTTCGAGGAGCTGGTGGAAAGCCCCGAGTTCCAGGCGTTCCGCGACTCCCTGCCCGAAGACCAGAAGGCCAAGGCCGACGCGACCATCGAATCGGGATCTGCCGGCGCCGTCATCAAGTTGCTGCAAGCCTTCAAGGACGCCAAGGACAAGCCCAAGGAAAAGACCCTTGAGGACGCTTGGGCCGAGGACGCCGCCACTAGTGTGCGCAGCTCGTCCCCGCTGAAGGTTTCGTCCCGCGCGCCCATGTCCGAGGACGACGAATACAAGGCCGCGTTCGAGGCCGCTTAACCCCGAGGGCTGGCCGATGCGCCGGCCCTTTTCGTTTCACCGCGCACTCCGCGCACAACCCAACGCTGGCCCCACCAAGGGACGCACAGAACATCCGCGCTTGACCGGAGGGACACGCTTACGCACCCCGACCGGAATAGAGCACACGGAGATGGCTGGCGGCACCCGAGGAAAAGCAGCAGCGAGCGCCCACACGGGCAATCCCTTCTCCCTTTTCTTAGGAAAACACCATGTCGACTTACGGCTCCACCTCCGGTGATTTGACCATCACCCAAACCGCGCACTCGGCCAAGAAGCTGCTTGAGCGCGCCGCCCCCTACTGCATCCTTGCCCAGACCGGCGAGATGCGTCAGCACGCCGCGAACCAGACCAAGACGATGAACATTCGTCGGTACAAGTTCGCGCCCAACTCCAACAAGTTCAGCGCACTTGGCGTGCCGGTCAATGCCTCCGGCTTCGTCCTGACCGAAGGCGTGTCGCCGACCCTGCTCGATATCGTCGTTGAGAACTACGACGTGACCCTGCAGCAGTACGGCGCCGCGACCGGCGTCACCGACGTGGTGGATGACACCTCCATCGATGATGTGCTCACCGAGGTCTACGGCAACCTTGGCGAAGTCGCCGGCCCGATGATCGAGATGATGCAGTGGGAGGTGATCCGCACCGGCTCCACCATCGTCAAGCTGGCTGGTGGCGTCGGCGCTGAAAACCTGATCGTCGCGGCCCTTGGTCTGGGCGAGATCCGTTCCGCCGTCCGTGCGCTGCGCGCCAACCACGCCAAGTTCATCACCAACGTCGTCAAGTCCGACGTGAAGTGGGGCACGCAGGCCATCGAACCGGCGTTCATCGCGGTTGTGAACTCCGACCTGGAAGGCACCATCCGCAAGCAGTTTGGCGACGCCTTCACCCCGGTGGCCCGTTACGGTGCTGGCGCCACCATCCTCGAAGGCGAGTTCGGCAAGGCCGAGAACGTGCGCTTCCTGTCCAGCTCCTTGGTGGGCAAGCGCGCCAACGTCGGCGCCACTGTCGGCACTGCTGCCAACCTGCTGTCGGACAACGGCACGAACGTCAATCTGTACGACGTGATCGTGATGGGCAAGGGCGCATGGGTTGGTACTGCGCTCAAGGGCATGTTCGCCGTGTCCCCGGTTCTGGTTCGCGCCAAGCCGAGCGATTCCGACGTGCTGGGCCAGCGTTCCAAGGCCGGCTTCAAGACCATGCAGAGCGCCGTCGTCACCCAGCCGGCGCACATGGTCAAGATCGTTGCCGGTGCCCTGAAGGACTCCCTGCTGGCCTAACCAGCAATCCACGTAGCACCCCGAGCCCTGCCTCTTCTGAGGTGGGGCTTTTTCATTTCCGACTGAGGATTTATAGCCATGGCCCGTACCCCTTCCGACATCACCGAAACCACCGAACCGCAAGTCGTCCGCACCAAGCGCGTCATCATCCAGCGCCCCGCCGGGAACAAGGACATCGGCCTTCTGCTGGGCTTCAACGACACCAGCGCCATGTACCCGTTCGACACGCCCGTGACGATGCCGGCCGACATGGTGGATTACTTCCGCGCCCAGAAGGTCGCCACCCCGTTCCCGGGTGAGAACAGCGAGCCGGTCATCACCTACACCAACCAGTTCCACATCATCGACGCGGATTGATTGAGCGGTGACGCCCCTTGAAATCTTCGCGCGGGCTGACGACGTGCTGCAAGACCCGTCGTTTGTCCGGTGGCCGCAAGCCGAGCGCCTGCGCCATCTGAACGACGGCCGGCGGGAAATGGCGGTCATCCGGCCTGACATCTACGCCAAGGCCGAAACGGTCACGCTTGTCGCCGGGACGAAGCAGGAGCTTCCGGCGAACGTCGTCCGGTTCTTCGATGCGACCCGCAACATCAACGCCGACAACTCGCCGGGCTCTGCCGTCCGGGTGATCGAGCGCGAGGTGCTGGATGCCTTTCGCCCGAGTTGGCATTCGGACGCAGCCGGCCCCGCGAAGCATTTCATGTTTGACGAGCGATCCCCGCGGGTCTTCTACGTCTATCCGCAGGCGCAGGCCGGGCAAAAGCTGGAGGTGTCCTATTCGCTTGAGCCCGCGGATCTGCTGATTGCCAACGTCGGCACGGATCAGCTCTCGCAGGAAGGCGCGCTTGCCAACCTGCTGGCCGACTACGTGATTCACCGCTGTTACCTCAAAGACGCGGAGTACGCCGGCAACGCCGCCCTGTCGCAGCAGCACTACCAGTTGTTCGCCGCAGGCTTGGGCGTAAGCGCAAAGCGGGCCTACACCACCAGTCCCAACACAGGCAATCAAGGCGGCGTGCCGTCCCGCGTTGCCGCCGCAGAGGGGGGCTAAATGGCCGCGCTCGAAACCTTCTATCCGATGATCGCGCCGGAGGTGTTGGGCTGCCCGTCCATTGCCATCGACTCGGCGATCATCCGCGCCGCTGCGGAGTTCTGCGAGAAATCGACTGCATGGCGCGAGGCGTTGCCGACGATTCCGATCATCGACGGGGTGGCGGAATACACCCTGACCCTGCCTGCCGGCGCTCGACTGGTCGTCATCCGGGAGCGAGAAGCCAAGCTCAACGGCAAGGCGCTCACCCCCATCCAAAACCCCGCAGCAATGAGCGTGACGCGCACAGGCTTTCCGTCGCACTACGCACAGCGCGGCCTTGACTCCGTGATCCTCTACCCGACGCCTGTCGGCGTAGCCGGCGCCAGCCTCGCGATCTATGCCGTGCTGGCGCCGAAGCTCACCGCTACGACCCTGCCCGACATTCTCGCCGACCGCTACTACGAGGCGATCAGCGAAGGCGCCAAGGCCATCGTCAAGCGCATGCCCAATCAGCCGTGGAGCGACCCCGCCCGCGCGGCCGACCACTACGCCCTGTTCAAAACCAAGACCGCCGAAGCCCGCATCGACTTCGAGTACGGCCTTGTCGCCGGAAGCCTGACCGTCAAACCCCGCCCGTTCGGCGGCGTTGCAACCCGCCACAATCATTTCAAGGACATCGTATGAGCGATAGTGAAATCAAGCTCTTCTACGCGCAAAACTCCGAAGTGAGCAAGCGCATCCTCGCTCCGGATGAGCACCTGAGAGCCATCGACACGGGCGCGTACTACGTAGCCGGGCCGGACGGCAAGCCGCAAGCAGTGCTGACGGCAACCACCTCGGCCCAGGGGGTTGAACTTTGGACGGGCACGCGCCGCATTCCGACCCCCGCAGCCGGTGGCAGCAAGGGGCCGATGGTTGTGCTCGGCGGTCCGACCCTGCAAGCGTCTGATGTGACTGTTGTCGGCGGCTCCGGGACTGTCACGAAAATCACTCGCCGCGGCCTGCCCTGTTTGCAGATCGACATCCCGGCGGGGGCGAGCAACTGCCAGATCCAGATTAACTCTGGCGTCGGCGCGCTGTACGGCGGCGACATCTACGTTGCGATGGAGGGCAACTACAACACCGGGATGCGGAAAATCGACGCCTACCACGCTCCCGGCACCACCATCGCAACGAATTACACGATGCAGGGGAATATGGATTTTTCAGCCCCAGCGACGGAAAACTGGCAGGACCAAGGAGGGATTTTCACATGGCGTAGCGGCCGCAAAAACGTCGGCATTACTGGGACAATAACGTGGCCGTTTGTCGTTGGGTCGAACAAATTGACGATCACACCGCAGACCGGCGTCGCCGCGACAATGTACCTGTATGCAGTTGGGTATGGGCAGCCAAAAAAGGGGCGGGTCGTAGTGATGGCCGACGATGGCGAAGCATCGTGGTTCCTGTTGGGCGCTCCGATTTTCAACGCTCTCGACATCCCCACGACGGCGATGATTATCCCGAGTGGCCTAAACGCGGGGTACGGCACCGAGGCGCAGGTGTCGAGCTACATTGACGCTGGTAACTGTGTCGGCGCGCACGGCCCTCGTGAAAACTACGCCGGCAACCTTATCACCAACTACACCACGGCAGCGGACGCCATCGCCGACATGGTGTGGACTCGTGATCAGATGTACGCTAAAGGCTGGTATGTGCCGGGCTCAGACATGATTTACGCGTGGCCGCAGGGTCGTTACGCTAAATCCTATGGAGACACGGACTTGCTTGAATCGGCGTACCGCGAAGGATTCCGGCTAATTCGCGGCTCATCGGTCATTAATCCACTGGTCCAGTTTGTAACGGAAAGCGCAAGCCGTCTGAATCGACTCGGGCTGCCATACACTACGCATGGTTGGGCCGGCTCTACGGCTGCGCAGGTGGCGAATACGACTGCCGTCACTACCGCAATTGACAACGCGGCAACGTATGGCACGGACGTTTTCCTCACGTTCCACCAGATCGTTCTGGA